GTAAATGACTGACACCGTTTTTATAGATATTGTTACCGTATCCTGGACGGCGGTTACCACCACCACCGGCGGGTTTATCTCAAACACTTCTGATGAAGATATTGTATTTGTTGAGGCGACGACTGCCCCAGCTGCAAGCGAGATTCGCGGAAACACTTTGCGGCCAAAAGATCGCTTCCCATATACCCTTGCCGCCGGACAAGAGCTTTATGCTCGCAGCGCACGCAAAGACGCAGTGATAACAAACACTCCTGCATAAAGGAACGCCCTAATGCGAATCATTCTCCTCGGTTTTGTCCTACTGGCCAGCTTTACAGCACAGGCGGATACTGTTCGAACGGCAATCAACAACACGGACTGGGTCGAGGTTCAGCAAGGGACCGCTGGGGTCATTACGAATAATTCACCCCAAGATATTGTCGTCCGCCATGCTTCGATAAAGCCGGACGCCTCCGTAACATCGGGTCACGAGATCCATCCGAGCGAAGACCTCCAATACACCATACAGACCGGCGAGAAGATATTCGCACGGTCGCGGCGAATGTCAAAAGCCTATGTCGCGACAACCGAGAACGCTTTTGTCCCAGGTTTCGACAGCAGGGTTAGCTCTCTTGCTCTGGCTTCGTTCGAAACGAGCGACCGGGGAGTTACCGCCCTTGGGGTGTTCATTCAGGACCAGACCAGCCAATCAATAGATGTCTTCTTCACCGACGACAAAGGCACCGTAACTACGGCAACGGTAGCCACGCAGGGCGGCCATGACGTAGATTTAGAGCCAGGTCACGGGGCAGTAATCGGCGATGTCATCGAGTCTCGCACAGTTGAAAACTTTGTGCAGGCTGAAATCATTAACGTTGTAGGCGATACAATTACGGTCTCAACGCCATGGAGTCGAACTTTTCCGATCGGTACGACTGTAGGGCTAGGTTCTCCGCTACTTAGCGTGCTAGGTAGCCTAGCAAGCCCTGTTATCTTTAATGTCGACCCGTCATCAGCTCAAGAGATAGACATAACCCGGATTATTTTAAACTTCATAGATAATACTGCGATGGACTTCACGACTTTCGGGAGCCTCGCCGAGCTGCCGAACGGAGTCACGCTCCGTTATCTTCAGGCGGACGGAACATTTATCAACCTGTTCAACTTCCGCTCGAACGGGGAGTTAATCGAACGCTCATTCGATCACAATTTTCAAAGCAAAATCGGTGGCGGTAGCTTCGGATTTGTGGCGCGTAGCACTTGGGCCGGGAAGGATAAGCGGGGCGTAACCATCAGAATTGATGGCTCACTCGCAGAAGAATTGCAACTTGTTGTGCAGGACGATCTTACCAGCCTGACCAAGCTGCGGGTCGTAGCGCAAGGACACCTAGTTCAATAGGAGCGTGAGCAGTGCCTAGATGTCAGAAAATCAGAAGGAGTAAGCGCCAGGTCTGTGTCGGCGATCTTGATACAGAGATCGTTCTGCAGGACCGGGCTATCCAGGGGATCACGACCGCTGACGTTAACTTCGACGAGACATTCACGCCCACCGCAACTGTGTGGGCCATGATTGAGACCGTCGCCGGCGCCACGGTATTTGATTCCACGAATACAGAAGTCGCACTCACGCATCGCATTTACATTCGATTCGACGTTACCGTAACTGCCGAAACTTGGGTCGAGATCGACAGCGATAAATATGATATCGTGACCGTAGAAAATTTGGACCGACGGAGCGAGTTCATGCGATTGAACTGCGTCATCCGGGGACCGGAATCCAGCAAGGTGAACCTGTCATGAGTTTTAGCCTTCGTACTGACAAAAAGAACCGTCGCGTTCAGTTGCAGATTAAGGACTCCCCACACTTAACACGGAGGGGCATCCGGGCGGCCTATTTCAGGATAGGCAACGATCTTGTCGAGGAGGCTAGGAAATCCATTCTTGAGGGGCCAAAGACAGGCAATATTCGCCGGATCAAAAAGAAACGACATCAAGCTTCGGCGGCCGGTGAGGCTCCAGCAAACTTAACTGGCCTATTGAAGCGCAGCATTGCATATCAGCAGCGCGGGGGGGATCAAATGATATTTGGTGCCCGTACAGACTACGCCCCGTTCCTTGAGCTGGGGACACGCAGAATGGCCCAGCGCCCGTATTTGATCGCAGCTATCCGGAAGAAGACCCGAAGCGCAAGAAAACACCTTGAAAAAGAGATTGAGAACGAATTAAAGCGAGGTGGTGGTCGATGAAAGCAGCTGACATAATTTCCCAGCTTTTAGCCGTGCTGCCCAAGGTAACGCCCCTGTTCTCGAAGTCGGTTGCTATTTCATCCCTGACACGCTCCGGCACCACGGTGACCGCAACAACCGCGACCCCTCATAGCAGGAGTACCGGGGACTTCGTTACCGTATCCGGGGCGACCACGCCAAACCCGATCACAAGCTTGACCCGGGTCGGCAGTATCGCCACAGGAGTAACTACTGATAACCATGACCTGACGGAAGGGTTTCAAACGACCGTCGAGGTTACGGACGCGACCGAAACCGAATATAACGGCGCAGCCCTGGAGCTTCTGTCTGCAGACAACCGGAAGACCTTCACCTATACGGTACCAGGAACGCCAGCCACCCCCGCCACAGGCAGCCCAACGCTACAGGAGAACAAACGTGCCGGGTATAACGGGCGGTTCTCTATCACGGTTACCGGCGCGAGTACCTTCACTTATGAGATAACCACGACGCCCCGGTCTCCCGCCGGCGGAACGCCCCTGGCGCATACCGAGCTAAGGGTCTCCGGCGCCGTAACGATCGAGCGGGCTCTGGATGCCTACACGAAGCAGCTCACGAATGAAGCCTGGGCCTTTGTGGTCCTGGACGACACCGAGATCAGCCGTGACAGGTCACTATTGAATGATGCTTCAGTCGGTTTAGAAAGAAGCGGAGGCTCTCTCCGTATCCGCGAGATACCAGGGTTCTCAATCTATACGGTTGATCCGGCCACAGGTTCAATCTCGGGTTTAGAACAACGAGACCAGGCAGAAGACATTAAAATCGCATTGTATAAATCTATCGTCGGGACCGTGCTTCCAAGCGATTTAACGACAGAGCAAAACTTTATCGTGACGCCTAACGGTGACGGGTTCTTCGGGTATACCAAAGCGGCGTATATTCACCGTTTTGTTTTCCAAAGTATTAGGGATATACTTGGGACTGATATGGTTGCGATTGAAGATTCTGTAGCCTTCCGTGACTTTGCTCTCGAAACCGTGAACGACTTCGATGAGATCCTTACATCGGTAACCGTTAACCTAGACGACACGCCACTACCATGAAAAAACGAATCAGATTAAACACGCCGCTTCTGAAACACCCGCAAGGGAAAGAGCTCGATATTGAGTTTGCCGACGGAGTCCCTGTCGATCGTTTTTGGCGCCGGCGTTTCGCAGATGCGAAGGTTGATAATTGCATCGAGCTTGTCAAACCTGAAAAGAAGGGTAAATAAACATGACCGGTAACAGCATAATCTCTCAACCCGAAGCTACGATCACGCTTGTTCCGGCGCTTCAGCAGGTCGGAAACACGGCACAAAAGGTGCTTATAGTGGGGCAAATGCTGACGGGTACCGCCACGGCTGGCGAGCTTCAGGAACAGATCCAGAACTCGAACAACGAAGATGCCCTCTTCGGTGCCGGCTCAATGGTTGCGGGAATGATCAGAGCTTTCAAGAAGGTCAACAAAGCGACCCGAGTCGATGCAATCGGTCTGGCCGATGCTGCAGGTACTCCGGCTGCCGGAACTGTCGTCTTCACTGGTACCGCCACAGCGGCCGGTAGTTTTGAGGTGACCATTGGGTCGAACGCAAACCACAAGCTGACCGTAGGGGTAGCTAGCGGCGATACAGCGACGGAGATAGGCGACACGCTGGCCGCTGCCATTGTTGCCGATACGAAAATACCCGTTTCTAGCGTCAACACCACAGGTTCGGTTGCAATAACCGCTCTGAATGACGGCACGGAAGGCAATGACATCACCCTTAGAGTGACGGGTTCAGCAGCAGGTGTCACCCCAACCGTGACCGCGATGGCCAGCGGGGCGACCAACCCGACCCTGACTGGCGTGTTCGACGTTGTGGGCGACTCACGGTATCAAACTGTAGTTTGGCCTTTCTCATACACCTTGAGCGAGCTTAAGAGCTTCCTGGATCCACGGTTCAATGCAACGAACGATATCCTCGACGGTATCGGCATTACCACGTCGACGGACACTTTCGCCAACTTGCAGACGGCGGGCAACGCGGAGAACAGCGAGTCTGTCCACATTCTGGGATTCACTCCGATCGACGACGCGCTGTTCAAAGGCTCAGCAATGTTGGAACTCGGCAACGTGATTTCTTCCGAGTTCGCTGCTATCCGATCACTCCGGCTGACCGAAGACGCGAATATCGGAAATTTCGTTATTGCTACCGGAGGCGCCCGAGACAGTTTTGGCGGCGCGGCCCTGGCCAGCTTCCCCTATTTCAACACGCCTTTCGCAAACTTACCTCTGATCCCTACCGGGAAAGGCTGGGATGCTACTGAGATCGAAAGCCTGTTGACTGCCGGAATCTCTACGATCGGCAACAACCGGGCGGGAAAT